GGTCCTGTAAGGAACCTATTCCTGATTGTATTTGTTGGGGTTCTTGCATTCTAGATATTGCCATAAATTTACCTTAATTCCTATGTTTACTTGGTTTTACTAAATAAATCAAGAGGAGGCATGATAACATTTACGTCTTGTGCCATCTCTTCCGGCTTATAACCCTTAGCTTCCCAGTCTTTTCTTTCCTTAAAAATTTCGCCTGTTTCCTTGTGTCTGTAAGTCTCTTCTACTTTAGCGTTATATACTTTCATTAGTCTATTTTCTCCTTTAATATATTTAAGTAACTTATTGCTACATCAAATGAATCTGACGTGCTGGATTGTATTGTAAAAGAAGTTCCTCCTTCTACGACCATGGGTTGGGTCAACAATTCTGTTGTAACATTGGCTGTTAAAGCCGCTGATTTTATAGCTGTAATACTATTGTTTAAAACTGTTACTGTAGGTGTGCCAGCAGCTGTAACCAATATTGACTTAATAATATAGGTTTCATTAACTGTAGGATTACTTGCTCCAAATGGAACAAGAGCGCTTCCCGAGGTACTGTTGTCTATACCTACAAATAAATATTGGTTTATTACTGCCATTATTCTAGAAAGAAACTTTTAGCTTCTATCTCCTGTTTCACTTCTTCTTGAAAAGAAGAATTTAATTTTTTAATTACACTATCAAGATCCCTGACTAATGACTGTATATTAGATTGTTCATACTCAGGTTTTGCTCTAGTTAATGATTGTACAATTTTTGCCATTATAAAATACTTGCTAGTCCTCCATATGCAAACGGTCTTCTATTTGTGCCATCAATAAACCCACCATCTTTTTCTCCGCCACCTGGATCAAACGGATCATTGTAAGAGCCATCAGACTGTTGACCTGCACTACCATCAGAATAACCATCATCTCGACCTGCATCAAAATCTCTATAAGCTTGTGCAACTGTAGCAGCATCTTTTGCTTTTTGAGAAGCTTGAGCAGCTTTATCACCACCTTTACCTGCAAACGCGGCTTCATCTATATTACTTGCACCTATATCTCTAAGGTTATCTCTGTAATTAAAATCATTAATACCTTGAAGAGTTTTATATTGATTTAAAATAAGACCTAAATTTTTTCTTCTAGGGTCTTGAGCAATATATTTTTCATATTCTTCAATGCTTCCAAATTTATCTATCTTGCCTTGAAAATAATCATTAATTGTATCTTCATCTACTTTACTAAAATTTTTACCATCTAATGTTTTCATACCACCAGGTCCATCATACAAGAATCCTTGACCGGCTAAAGCATCATAGTATTGTTTTTGAGTATCACTCAATCCTGCAATACCATAACTACCACCACCTCCACCATAGTCTTCATCTATCTGTTGTTGTGTTATACCCGTGTACCCTGGGTTCATTTTATTTTCAATTCTGTTAGCTAAAAATGTTCCCCCAGGTGCAAAGGCCATGGCAGCTTTCATCCAACTAGGTAATTCTTTTTTAGGTTGAAGAGTTTCATCTTTGTAAAAAACAGATTCACCAGCTTCGTTTTTTTGATTATAATCAAAAAATCTACCGGGCCCTTTTTGTTGTATGTTTCCCGGAAGACCACCCCTATAATTTGGAGAATTATAATAACCAGATTGTCCTGCAAAAGGTCCAGAAGTTATTACACTTTTATCACCAGGTTGAACTGCTGTACCATAACCAAATAAATTTCCACCTATGTTATTATCTCCACCACCAGAATTTGCAAAAGCATTAGTATTTACAATACCTTCATTAATTACTGGTTCCTGATCCTCGGGTAACTGAAAAGGATTTAATAAATACTGTTGTTGTGGAACATATTTAAAACCTGCGTCTCGTATCTCTTGGTCTGTAGCCATTATCTTCTTCCTCCTGGGTGTATATCTAATCTAAATGTTCCTAGTTTCCAATCTTCATTAAGACCTGTATTAGAAATTTCTAAAGCTATTTGTCTAGCTCTTACTCTAATATCTTTTTTAGTTGTTGAAGATGTGCAAGTAAAACTGTTAGTAGTTTCAGTGCTGTTTGGATATAATCTTGTTTTAAATTTAATTGCAGTGCTGCCTGTTTGTTCAATAAAATCTGGTATAAACCTACTAATTCTCATTATAAATTCTCCGTCTCCTCTAGTGTCAGGCATTCCTACTGTTGCTCCTGTATTACTTCTACGCTGCGTAATGTCAAAATCTCCAGATTTAATTGACGCAATAATAGCGGTTGTAGCACCACCTGAAAGAATTTGATTAGTCCCTGTTTCGTGTTCATAGTATATACTAAGTCCGTTTGTATTACCAATAACATCAGTAGATGCATTATCAGAAGGAGTATAATACGTTGCATGAGGTTTAGCAAAAACTGCAGAGTCTTGCCACGCTGCTCTATCTAAAGTTCCAGTTGTCCAAATAGGTCGTTTAGGTGAAGACTCTATATAGTTGTAAGTAACTACTCTGTTAATTTGATCTGAGTTGGCTGCACAATAAAACCAATTTATCTCACCAAACAAATTATTTAATCCTGCATTAATAAGATCTCTAGAAGTAAAATTTATATCATCATAAACAAAATCTTCTACAAGACAAGGCATTGATTTTAACTGACCATCGTATTGAAAAAATCCATTTTCTGACATCCAATAAGCAGTACCATCAACTTCAACACATGCATTTTTACCAATCAAACCACAGTTAGTACCGACTTGTTCGAATGAGAAAGTAAAAGGTTGTCCAACAAATTTCATTAAAAATAACGCTGTGTCAGTCCATATATAAATTGCATCTCTACCTTTTAAAGCACCCATAATTTTTGATCCATCTGCAAGTCTTTGAGTACCTGCAGTGTTGTTGGCTCTAACTGTATATGCGTCAGTGCCATCAATATTTTCTTGATCGGAAAATCTTATAAACATTTGGTCTTGCGAAGTTGTTGTGCCAACAGTTGTCTCTGTCCCAAAAAATACTAAGTGCCTGTCTGGTGTTGATACCAACACGTGTCGTGATGCTGTAGGAGCATTTGATATTAAAGTTGCTCTGGTGCTAATAGCTCCTGTTGCAGCTGCGTCCCACTCAAAACATCTACCATTATATACAAGTGCAATTAATTTTGTACCATAATTATCAAGCACCCATAAACCAGGATCAATAACGAGATCACTATTGTTAGCATCTCCCCAACCAGTGTACGCTGTAATATTTTGTACAGTAACACCAGCACTGTGAGTTGCGGGCGTGCTTCCAGCAGCACCTCTTGCTCCTCCAGATAAAACTCCTGTTCCTGTATTATTTGCTGTAAATGTAATAAACTCAGTTCCTATCTGCACTGTACCTGAAGATGGGAAAGTTGCAGAGCTAGTTAATGTTATACTTGTGTCTGTAGTGTTTGTTATGTTTGATGCAAGAGTCGTTGTTACAGATCCTGCAGCGGTCCCTGACCAAAGTCCTGTACCCCAACCAAACCCTCCAAGTTGTTGTGCGGGTCCGACAGATTCATAACATAAAACTGATGCTGTCCCTGCATTTGTTACTGGTGTTCCTGACTCAACTACCGCCATTGTAACAGTAAATGTTTTAGAGTTAGGAACTGAAGACACCATAAATTTAAGATCTTCAAAAGATGCATTTGTAAAAGTAGACCCTGATAGCCCTGACACGCTATCAAATAAAACAATATCGTCAGTTTTTAAACCATGATCAGAAGCAACTGTTACAGTTACAGTTGAACTACCAGCGGTGCTTGTAAAGTTAGCGCCTGTAATTGTAGCTCGTATAGGGTGTATGTCATAATATGTGCCTGCAGAAAATGCATAAAGAATTCTATTAGTTCCGATTGCCGAGTATTTTACACCAGCATTGTCGTCCCAATGATGAAGCGCTCTTGCAGCACCTGTTAATTTATTAGAACCAAGTTGTTGCCAACCACCTATTTTTTCAGGTGAACCATACCTAAAACGTACGTTATCACCATCAAACCATTGTCCTTCAGCGCCGGTCTCTGTGACTTGTTTATTAAATCCTGGGGCAAAACCTAATTTTTGTAGCATAATGGCTTATTACCATATATTTTGAGTGTTTTAAATATGTATTTAACCCTCTAGCTATATCATTTTTTAAAAAAAGAAGGAAGACCTAAATGTTTCCGTGTATCAAACTTGTTATTTTGAGAATCTGGATTATTCTTATCGTTATAGTGTAGAAATGCCTGTATACAAAAGTCCCCATCAAATTTTTTTCGCCAATGTTCTAATTCAATACCTAGGTAAATCAACATATCTCCCTTATTTAAATTAACCTCAATCTCTTTTTCGTCTTTTGTTAAAAAAAATGGCCAAGGATCACCCCCTAGACTTAAAGTAGTAGATATCTCACAGCTAAATCTATCTGTGTGTTTATCTAGGACAGCGTCTTTTCTATATATTCTTGCATATGAATAATTTTCATACAAGCTTAACCCTGTTTCCTGTTCCATGATTGGTTTTATCCTTTGCAATAAAACTTCCATAGCTGTGTCACTATAGTGAGAGTAATGACCCATGGCTTGAGCATCGTTAAACATGCCCCAGCTTTCATCAAAAGGTGGTATTGCTTTGTTCTCTATTAAAGTGCCTGCAACTTTTTCTCTTAATAAAAAATACTCTGATATAAAATCACATAGTTGTTCCGGTATAACGTTTCTAATAGTCTTGTATTTAATATCTTTTAAAAAATTAGTCATCTTTATGTATATTTTTTTTTAAAAATTGTAAAAGTTTTGGCTTATCT